ATTGAACATTGGAAACAAAAGTTTGATATTGCTGGTTCCGCAACCGAAGGATATTTTTCTAGACGATGGGTTACTGAACACATCTTCGGCATGTCTCATGAAGAATTTATTCGCAATCAACGCGAGATGTATTATGATCGTAAGCATGACGCAGCCCTTCAAGCAGTGGCAGAGGCCGCGGCAGCTGGCGAAGGCGGCGGATTAGGCGGAGATCTAGGTGGAGATCTAGGTGGAGATTTAGGAGGCGACTTAGGCGGAGACTTAGGCGGAGACTTAGGAGACGACTTGGGCGGAGGAGGCCCAGAAGAGATGCCGGCCGGTGATGCCGGGGCAGATGCAGATGCCGGCGGAGGAGACGATTCAGCACTTCTGGCTGTACCTCCGGGGTCAAGAAACTCTCCTCGTTTGGCGCCACGCGCCTATAAGGGCCCCCATGGCAAAAGCGTTTATCGCCCTGTAAGTAGAGATAAAAGAGGGGCAGGCGCCCGCTCACGCTCAACCGCTTCATCATGGGGAAAGCACAGCACAGGAACATCAGTAAAAAGTGTGGTTCCCGGCTATGTTGACGGCTTAAAAACATTAGGCCACGGCATCGTAGGCATGGGAGAGGGTCTTTATGAAAGTGAAGCTTCTATTTATAAGTTAGAGGAGCAGTTAGAAGAAGAAAAGCTCTTTACCCTTAATAATTCTGTAAGAGAAATTTTACAAACTCTCGAAAACAAGACACAAGAAAAATCGGAGCACGAGAATGAAAATTAGACACAACAAAAAAAGAAACACAGCGTTTGTGTATGAATCTTTAATCAGAGAAGCAACGTTAAGCATCTTAAAAAATAACACATCAAGAAAACAAAAAGTTTTGTCTATTTTAAAAGA